ATTATTATACTTAACTTTAGTTTTTGCATAATTATAATCATTATTATTAACCAAATAATAAGATAATATTCCTAATAATATGATAATGAAAATAACTAATAAATAGTCCATATATCTATTATAGAAGATTATAAAATTTAATCAATCATCATCTTCAATGAATTTAAATTTAACTTCTTCTTTTTTCTCTTCCATTTTTTCATTATTTATATAATAACTGATATCATATTTGTTATCATTATAATATTTAATTCTCTTCCATCCCTTATTTTTAAAAATTGAGAATTCATCCCAAATATCAATACACAATGGAATGTATTTTCTTTCTTCTTTTTTTTCGCGTAAAATTCTCCCAATTGATTGTTGAATATCACTTATAGGACTTGCGAATATTACTGTATTTAATGTGGGAATATTTAAACCTTCACTGCTCATTTGGTAAGTAGCAAGAATTATTTGTTTTTCAGCAGATAAATCAAGGTCTTTCATAGACATACCACCAACATAATAACCTACATCAGAAATCTTATTGGAAATAATTAATTCTTCTATATCTTTTAGTTGATTGCGTCGCTCAGATAAAATTAGCAATTTACGGTTTGGTTCTTTCTCTAAAATCTTTTTAATAATATCAATTATATAAAGAGTTCTTGGTTTATAATTACAGATATTATTAATCATAGCGACCATATTAGGTTTCCCATTATACATCTGTCTTACTTCAGAATATTCAGAATTAGTTTCATAGTATTTATGAATATTAATCGACATATTAATATCATTGTTATTCTTATGTTTATAAACAGACTTACCAAGATACCATTCAAAAACTTTTCTTAGCCCATCTTTTCTATTTAAAGTTGCAGATAAACCCAATGTTATTGGTATATTCATTTTTTGCAAGGCTCTTGAAAAAACTTCTGATGATATATGATGACATTCGTCAAATATCACTAAACCGAATTCTTTAAATATTTCAGGGTCATAATTGCGCATTGCGAGTGATTGTAATGATGCGATTACAACATCCTTATTTCTGATATCAACCTTCTTTTGTTTTATGATACCTACTGTCGCTTCTGGAACAAATAATTTTAATGTTGAAATAAATTGTTGATTTAAAAAATCCTTATGCGACACAAACATAGTTTTTTTCTTAAAATAACAAGTTATGTAAATGGCCATTATAGTTTTACCGAAACCACAAGGAACACTTATAATTCCACCTTGTTTTAATGGGTCTTCTGCTGCTTTAATGAAATTATTAACAGGTTCCATTTGAATATCTCTTAATTTTCCTGTAAAAACTAATCTATCGCATTCAAGTCCTTTACTTTGACTATTATTATTTGGAATACCAAATTTCTGCAATCCAAAGAATTTTGGAATATATAATTTATTATCACTTTCTAAATAGACAGCATATTCTTTAACATCATTTGCATCGAAATTATTATTAGGAGAAACAGTAAGTTCTTTTTTTAGTTTATTAATTAAATCATCATTATTTTTTTTAGGTATTCCATAACCTCTATTTGATAATGATGTTATCATTTACTATTTTAAATGAACATTAATTAATAACTTTTCATTTTTTAATTTAATATTATTTATTATTAGATATGATAATTAATATAATAAGACTAATTTTAGCAATAGTATTAATAGCAATAATAATATTTGATGTTAAGGTTTCTAAATTTTTTAATAATCCATATATACAATTGCTCATAGCATTAGTAATACTATTTGTATTAATTTTTATAGAAGAATCCATCGGATTTTTATTAGGGTTAATATTCTTAATAATTTATTTTAAATATTATAGATCATTATTAAATAATAAAACAGTAAAATATGATAATTTTAATAATATTAAGGATGACAAGAATAATAAGAATTCATTTCCTTATATCTCACCAGAATTATTAGAATCCGCACAAAATAATATAGTAGATATTAAAAATTATAAGGAAGGATTTAATTCATCTGAGATTCAAGGATTTGATAAAAAAGATAATTATAATAATTTATAGAAAAATGCAGCATACAATGCTATAAATATTATAAAAGTAATTATAAAAAATTCATATTGTGATATGATTGGTAATAAATTAACAGGTAAAATATTTGAAATTATTTTTGAAAATAATTCAGGATAGAATAATACAGATACTATTAGCGTAATATATAAAGATTTTTTAATTAATTCAATATTAAAATATCCATCATCATTTGTGATTGTATTTGGTGGTTTATGTATATCTAAATTTATTTGAGGAGGATTATTATTTATGATATGAGGTTGTTGATATGAAATTTGGTGTGGTTGTTGTGGTGGCGCTTGTTGATGCGTTATTTCTCTTTTAAATTCATTTAAAACATCCTGAACTAAAGGGTCGTTGCTATCATCGTCTGTATGCATGTTTTGTGAAGTTTTTAATGGTATTGAATTAACGGGAGTAGACATACCGGACATATTTATAATTATTATTATGAAAATAAATTATGCTAAAAATTTTCACCAATTCATAAGATTTTCAGGTTTTACTTTTGAATCATAATTAGCGATTGGTTTATCGTTGCATTTACACGCTTTAGGTGTATATGTATAACAGGTATCATCTATTTTAAATATCTTATTTTGAATATCACTTACATTAGGCGCATAGTAATTAGTACAATCACCTTTACAAACACGAACAAACATAAATGATAATGCTAATCCAAAAATAGCACTAACGAGTATTTGACCCGAAGGATTATAAAACAATTTATCGATTACACTTTTAAAATCAACCATAATCTCTATTATGTATTATTAATTTAAAATTAATTGATGGGTTGATTAATTGCTTTATCGCTACAACTTACTTCGGTTGCTACATATTTATAACACATATCGTCGTAATTTTTATATATTACTTTATTGGAATTAAATGGCGTCGGATATTTAATCATATTTTTTGCTTTAGGTGCTATATAATATACATAACATAAACCAAGAACAAATGCGATTACAAAAGAATATATATTAAAACTAAATTTTTTTTCCATTAATCTCTCTATTTAAAAGCGATTTTTTAAATTTATTATTAGTTTAATTTTTATGAATCTTCGCAATCGCTTTCGTCTTCATCTCCACTTTCGTCTTCACTTTCGTCTTCACTTTCGCCTTCACTTTCGCTTTTGTCTTCGCTTTCGCTTTCGCTTTTGTCTTCACCTTCACCTTCGCTTTCATTTACGCCTTCACCTTCGCTTTCATTTACGCCTTCACCTTCGCTTTCATTTACGCCTTCACCTTCGCTTTCATTTACACCTTCGCCTTCACCTTCGCTTTTGTCTTTATCTTCATTTCCACCACCAAATTGCATATTATCTGTTAATGGATTTCTAATGTAATTATAAGTGAATATATCAGGAATTTCTTCAAATTCAGGTGGTAAGTAATTAACTAATTCGAGTAAATCTTTATATAATTTAGTTTTTTTCCATTTATTATATAATTGCATACGCTCATAATGATATAATTTATATGCTTCTTGTTGTTGATTTCTTTTTTGATTAATGGTTGCGTTAAAAATTTCTTTAGCAGTAATTATTTCATCTTCTTTGTTTTTTAAATTATCTTTATGTTCTTTTATTGATAATAATAACTTACTTTTGTTTTCTTTCGTATCATTTTCAATATAATCAAATAATTTAAATGAAATATTATTCATAATTCTAATAAAAATAAATATTTTTAATTATAGTTCTTTAGGTTTATCATTGTATAAATTAGGTTGAACATTATCAAACATGCTTTTATAAAATTCACTTAATTGTTCTTGAGGATTCATTTGGTCTTCATAAATATTTCTAGGTACATATTTAATAATAGTTTTAGGTTTTTGTGTTAATTCATATTGTTGTCTATAATAACCATTAATAATTAATATCATTCCTATAAATAAAAAAAAGATAGCAATAGATTTCATTTAAAATTATTATAGATTATTATTTTTAGAAGCAGTCCAAGGGTCCATACCCTCTAATTCTTTAGCAACACTTTCTACCTCAACATTAGTGGTAGTAGATTTTTTTGATTTTTCAATTAAATCATGTTTTCTATTTTCAAAAACAGCATCTTTACTATCCATATTACTTTTATATTGTTTCATAAGAGTGTTAAGTTGAGTTTCTGAATATTCTTGGTCTTGAAGATCATTGGGGTCAGGAGACCAAGGACACCAGCATCCAACTTGTGCAATAAATATATTAAATTTATTATCAGAGCGTTTAAGAAATTCACTTCTACTTTTGGCTTCGTCAATTGTATCAAATACTCCGCGTACTTTAATACCACGTATAGATGTTTGAAAGTTATTTTCACGATGAAATTCAGATTCTATATCGGATGAATTCGTTGATTTAAAGAATTTAAATTGTTCATTCATTTCATTTGCATCAAATATATATCCGTGATTTGTTTTTAATGTATCAATTAAATCGGCAGAATCTGGATATTTAGATTGAACGCCATCAAGTAAAGTTTTCATATCTTTTGAGAAATTATTTAAAAATTTATTAAAGTAATATGCTTCCTTATTTACTAGGATATCTTCGGGGCTAATAAATGACAAAAGACAATAATTTTGATTTCTTATGGGTTTATCTTCATCTAAATAATCGCATTCTTTTGTTGAAACAGTAGAATCCGCCATAATTATTTTGTTCTATATTATAAATTATATAAAAATCTTATATATATTTATAAAAAATATTCTTATCTTATATTATAGAATAGAATGGCAGTTGAATATGAATTTGATTTATGGGAAGCATTTGTACGCTTACTTAAATATATATTTGAAGGTTTATGCGTAGCGGTTGTCGCATACATATTACCAAAACATAAATTAACAGCCAGTGAGATTTTCGGATTAGCATTAACTGCGGCGTGTGTGTTTTCTATACTTGATTTACTTGCACCTGCTATATCTTCCGGTGCTAAACAAGGTATTGGTCTAGGTGCTGGTTTCCAATTAATTGGTTTCCCTGGTGCTGGTGGAATATACTAAAGCGATGGGATGATTTTATAATCTAATTCTTCGCATATTTTTTTCCATATTTGATCTTGGACATATAATTTTTCTCTACTTTTTAGCAATGGAAAGAACTTTAAATATTCATTTAATCCTAAAATTTGAAAAAATTTATAGAGAACATAACTATATGATAAGAAATTCTTTCTATCTTTGGGACAATGTTTGAGAAATGGACCTTGAATATCTCTAAACATATTGCATAATTTTTCTTCTAACTCTGATGAAAATTGCGGGATTGGAATACCATTTATTCTATTAATTATATAATTGATATGTTCATAATATTTATTAATTCGTAATCGCTTTAAAATTTCTCGCATTTTATTGTAGGTTATTATTTTTGTATTTTGAATTTTTTCTTTTTTAATTTCATTTAAAATTTTTTCAAAAACTTCGTCGGGTATGTCTGTACTTTCTTTCCCCTGAACTTGATTGCACCATTCTCTAAAATGATTAATCCTTTTATAACTAAAATGAGAAGTATCTTTATTATTTTGTTTTAATATTGGTCTATTTTGTTCTACTAATAATAATTCTTGATATCCGCAAGATTCACAAATTATAATAGCATCATATTGAAGGCAAGTTAAAGATGTACCACATTTTTTACAAATTTCATTATTATCTTGGTTAATTTTTCTTATATATTGCTTATTAGTTATTGCTAAATAATCATCTACTAATGAACTTTTGTTATTATCTATGTTTATATTATCATTTGATTGATTTTTATTATAATTATTATTATCGATATTAAAAGAATCTAGAATTGTTTTATTTCTAAATTTTATATTATTATTAATGTTATTATTTTGAGATTGTTTTTCCAGCATATCATAATAATTAAATAATATATGGCTTGTTTTTTCGTAATACTCTATTTCATCAAATTCATTAATATCATTTATATTATTTTTAAGTTTTATTAAATCTTCTGTTATACTTATATTACTATTCCATAGAATATTATAGAACTCTTCATTTTTAATATTATTAGTATTATATATTTGGATTTCATTATTAATTATTTTTTGAATTTCACATAATTCATTTATATTTATTTGATTTAATTTTTGCTCTTCTTGCTTTGATGTATAATTATTAATAATTTTATTATGCATAGCATCTAAAGTTGATAAATCTTTATTATCTAAATTATGTAATCGCTTTTTAGATGTTTTTTCTTTAAACATTTTATATAAACTTAAATAAATATGCTTATATAAATAAATATATTTTTTTCTCCTATTATAGTATAAAGAATATAGCATAAATGGGCGGTGGTCTTCTTCAACT